TGCCATATGACAATAATATCAGGTATGTAATATTAGGGATATACGTTACAATCGTTTTATGGGCGTTGTCAAGAAATACCAGAATCCTAAAGGTGGGTTAAACGCTGCTGGTAGAGCGCATTTCAAGCGTACTACTGGTGCTAACCTTAAACCGCCAGCACCTAATCCTAAGACACCTAAAGATGCTGCAAGGCGTAAGTCTTTTTGTGCAAGAAGTGCTGGTCAGGCAAAGATGTTTCCTAAGGCAGCAGCCGACCCAGAATCAAGACTCAATAAGGCACGTCGTGCTTGGGACTGTTAGAGGTGAATATGAATAGTAAGGCTCATCCTGGATTCAAGGCAGTCCAAGCAAAGATTGCTAAGAAGTCAGGTGTATCTATGGAGGCAGCTGGTGCTATTCTTGCGTCAGCAAGCCGTAAGGCTAGTCCTGCTGCAAAGGCTAAGAATCCTGCACTCAAGCGAGTTGCTGGTAGAGGTCGCTAAATGCTTAATCAGATGAATAAACATATCAATCACTTATCGTGGGGTAAGTTGATGGGTATTGAGCAAAAAGAACATAACTTGAAGCGTCCTCCAACTCCTATGGAATTCCGTAAGATGGAACAGAGTGAGCATAAGTTGAAGGCTACACCTAATATGCGTAAAGCAATGGAAGCTGAAAGTATGGAACATACTAACAGTATGGGAGAACTCGTAGTAAAAGGCTCAACAAGCCAACGTCAAAAAGCAACTGCTGCTTACAAAGGAAAATAACTATGCCAATGGGTATGCCTTATCCTAAGGGAAAGATGTCGATGTCTAAGATTATGGGAGTTGAGTCCAAGGAGCATAAGGCTCCTATGAAGTCAACGTCCGCAGTTATGAAGGCTGAGACTAAGGAATATGGAAAGCGTCCTGCATCTAAGGAAGCAATGATGAAAGGCGAGATGAAAGAGCATCGCTTTATGAAGGGCAAGAAGAAATAATGGCTGAAGATATTTTCTCTAGTGTCCGGAAGGTATATGAGAATAGAGATAAGGGTTTAACTTCTTCCGGGCAACCATCTCGTGATGTAAAGATGAAGTCTGGAATGTCTTACGGTATGGGTAATACTAGTAAGGCTGTATTCGGACCACCTAAAGCACCTGAATCTGGTGGAGATACCCTCAACTTTCTGAAGGCTAATCAAGGTACACCACTAGGCAAGGCTCTTGCTTATGGCGTTTCACTTGTTGAACAGTCTGAAAAGAAAGGACAACCTAAAGACAAGTCTGAGTATATGAGGTTGCTCTCTGGTTCTGAAGCGTTCCGTAAACTTGACCCAGAAGGACAACAGAAGGTTCGCCTTGGAATGCAACAATGGTTCCAGACTCAGTCTAAGTTCAATCCAATTAAAGCAATGCAAGTTAAAAAAGACGAAGAACTTAATCGTCAAAAGGCTGGGGCTAAACAAGCTGCAGATATGATTTCAATCTTCTGATTAATCTTTATCTCGATAAGACTTTAAAAACTTATCAGTAAACTCAACATCACCACTAGTCAGTTCGTAAACTAAATACCAGAGTGCCTTCATCAAGTCATCTTGACGAGTGGCACTTTCTTTTTTGCCAGCACGAGATACGTACTTGACTACATTCCCAAGGGCAAATCCTAGTCCCCAGTCACTAATAGCCTCAACTGGTTGGATTGCGCCTTTGCGATAATGGTCTGGTACTGATATATGTGACATAGTAAAAGTATACACTGTCAAAGGTACTAAGTAAAAACATTGAAGCGTTCGTTTAGGTACTACAAAGGGTTTGGTGCTAAGAAGGATGCGGAAGACCCTGTAACAGAGAAAGACGGCATTCGTTACAAGACGCGTAACGGAGGCTTAGTTAAACTATGTGACGCTGAAGTTAGTAAAGGATATGTCACCTACAAGTGTAAGAACTTCGCTATTAAGGGGCAACTCTTTTGCCTTCGGCACGGGGGCGTACCAGCAGTCGCTACCACCGACACTATGAACTTTACGACTGGATTAAAAAGTAAGATTAACTCTGGTCGTTTTAGGAATGTAGGTTCTAAGTTACTTGGTCGCATTGATGAACTTAGAGAAGACCCTGGCTTGTGGTCTCTGCGTGATGACGCTGCGTATATCACTGCACTTCTTGATAATCGTGCTGAGGCTGCATCTGAAGGTGTAAGCATTGAGCAATACAAGAAGATACAAGAGATGTATCGTACGTGTTGTGAGAAGCGTTATGCAGATGACTTTTGGGATACGTTTGATGAGTTAGGTAAAGCACTCGAAAACGTAATGAGTGAGTTTGCAGCTGCTAAAGATGTTATTGAACTCATTGAAAAACGTACGTCTATTGTTGAGACTGAGCAACGATTGTTGCATCAAAAAGCATATACTCTTGAGGTAGACCAAGCATTTAGCCTTGTGATGCAGATGGTTAAAATCATCCAAGATAACGTCACCAACGCAGAGGAGTTACAGGGTATCAAGGCTGGTGTAGGTAAGTTGCTTGCTGTCTATCAAGAAACTATTGATGACATGATTATTGATGCTGAGGTAGTTGATGGCACAGAAGAGTCAGGTGAATACGAGGATAACGCCGAAGGCACTGAAGAAGTTCATTCGTCCGAATAAGCCTTTGACTGTCGCATTGCTACAGGCGATGCAAGAACGATTTGATGTACAGATAGATGGTAGTGAGTTTGGTTCAGTAGCAAGTCCTATTGATGGACATGAGATGGATTACCAGAGATGGTTAAAGCGTTATGCTCCTCATGCTGCATCTGCACCACTTGCTAAACACCATATACGTGCGTGGGAATGGGCTGAGTCTATTGAGGCTAAGAATCCTCCACCTGCCCTTATTGAGTGTTGGTTTCGTGGTGGTGGTAAATCTACTACGATGGAACTTATCTCCAGTCGTATTGCAGTCAAGGCTACTAGACGATTCTTGTTGTACGTGTGTTCAACACAGGATGCTGCTAACCGTCACGTCGCTGATATTGCTAACACGATGGAGAAGTGTGGTATTCAACGGGCAATCAATAAGTACGGTTATTCCAAGGGTTGGAATGCTGAGAAACTACGTACTGCTAATGGATTCAATATCCTAGCCTTTGGACTTGATACCGGCGCACGTGGTGTTAAGTTAGACAACCTTCGCCCTGACATGATTATCCTCGACGATATTGATGAGTTGGATGACTCTGTCAATAGAGTTGAGAAGAAGGTGCAGACTATCACTCAGACTATTCTTCCTGCGAAGAGTACTGATTGTGCGATTGTATTTGTCCAGAACAGGATTCACGCTAACTCAGTTATGAGTCGGGTTCTAAGTGGTGAGTTAGATATGTTACAGAACAGAATCCAATCACCAATTGTTCCAGCGATTGAGAACCTAGAATATCAACCTGTTGAGAAGGAAGATGGTCGTACTGGATATAAGATTACTAGTGGTACAGCGAACTGGGAACATAAGTCTATTGAGGTCTGCCAACGTGAGATTGATGACTTTGGAATCATTGCATTTCTTAGAGAGTGTCAGCATGAAGTAGGTGTTGGTGGACGCTTCTTTGGTGACTTCAAAGAGTATGGTCCTGATGGTGACCCTTGGCACGTTGTTGATGCCGTTGAGTTACAGCCTTGGTGGCGTTACTGGGCAAGCCACGACTTTGGTACTGGTAGTCCAGCTGCATTCATTCTCTACGCTAGTGATGAGAAAGAGAACATCTACGCTATCGGGGAGTTCTATGAAGCAGGTCATGTTTCATCTAAACAGGCTGATAACGCACTTCTCCTATTGGAGAAATTCAAGTTAGGTGAGGCTAATGACAGGCGATTCAAAGAAGGCAAGTGGAATACGAAGTTAGAGGCTATTGCTTTTGACTGGGCTAATACATTCCCTCCTGAGAATCCTGCACAACGTATTGGTGAGTATCCTGTTGAGATTTGGTGGAAGAAGGGATTGCCTTGTGTAAGGGCGGTCAAAGACCGTAAAGCAGGATGGCGTAGGGTAAAGGAATGGTTGATTGCCACCAGAGTAGATGGTGACAAGATAAAGCCTAAGTTACGTATTGTGCGTGATGCTTGCCCTAACCTAATACGTGAGTTGAATAACACTATGGCTGACCCTAGAGACCCTGAAGATATTGATGGTGGTACTCGTAGTGACCACGCAATTGACTCCTTTAGGTATGGCTTGATGTGGCGTGAGTATCCGGTGAAATGTCCTGAGACTACAGATATGCAGACGTGGAAGCCTTTATGGGCAGATGATGGTTACGGAAGAAAAGACTACTTGTGAAACCTATGAACATTTACTTTGGTACACTTGCACTTATAGTGAGTTGTGCGTGTGTGTATACTGCGTATGAATTACACTGTATACGTCGGAATATCCCTGTCAAAAAACAACAGGACGATAAGGATTGGTACATCTGATGAGGCTTCCACTGCAACGCAAAAGGAATAAGAATACTGTAGGGATGGACGTTATGTCCGGGCTTGTCTCTTTTGCAGAGCAGAAGATGCAGGATGAGTCAGAACCTAAGGTTATGGCGTTTGAGAAACGTATGGTTCAAGGTATTCCTGGAGCAGCGGAACTCAAGAATGATGAGACTATCAATAACAATAACCTGACGATTGACCACAACTCCAATGAGTGGAAGGTATTACCTGAAGCACCAAGCGAAGAGAAGCTTGAAGTAATCAAGTTCGTCAAAGGTCAGTTTGATATTGCTTATCGAGCAAGGCAGGAGATGGAACTTGAGTGGGCTATGGCCATTGCCTTCTTTGAAGGACGGCAGTGGTTTCGTATCTCAAGCCAGACTCGTAATCTTATTCAGTTGCAGAATAAGGATGAACCTAAC